AATGGTAGCGTTTGGTACCGGTGGTACAGAAGGTGCTGACTTTGAAGGTATGGAGGAGCTGTTTTACAATCCTGAATCTTACGCTTGTATGGATTTTGACAATATCTGGGATGACGGGGCTGCAGGTACGCAATGTGGCTACTTTGTACCTATCTATAAAAACTTGGATGGGTTTATTGATGAAGATGGGAACTCTGATGAGGAGGCTGCAATAGCTTTTGAGGCAGAAAACAGGAATAAGAAAAAAGGGACTAATGATCCTAAGGCATTTGACCAATACATAGCTGAGCATCCTAATAATCCTAGGGAAGCTACATTGCAAGTGTCATCTAACCTCTTTGATATTGCATCTTTGCAAGAACAGTACAACAGAGTTAAGGTAAACAATCTACAAAGCATAGGAACTGCCGGCAGACTTTATTATGCAAAAGGCAACACCATAGAATTTAAAATGGACGGGGACTTACGACCTATATCTAGGTTTCCACACAGAAAAGAAGACAATCTCTCTGGTGCAGTTGTAGTTTACGAAGGCCCGTACAAAAATCAAGAGGGGCAAGTGCCTCACAATTTGTATGTGCTCTGTCATGACCCCTATGGGCAGAATCAAAGCGCAGATTCTACATCTTTAGGGGCTGCCTATGTTATAAAAAGGACAAACAATATATCACAACCGGATGATATGATTGTAGCCAGCTATGTTGGGAGACCGCAAACACAAGATGAGTATAACCGCAACTTGTTTATGCTATCTGATTACTACAACGCTAAGATTGGGTTTGAGAATGACCGGGGTGCCGTAATACAGTACGCGAAGCAGCACAGGAAACTTCACAGGCTACAAGAGGAGTTTGAAATGCTTGATAAAAAAGAGTTGAGATCTAGAAATGTAAAACGACAGTACGGTATGCACACTACAGAGGCTAGGAAAAGACAAGGTGAGATTTACATACGAGACTGGCTAAATTCTGTTAGGAGTAAAAGCGAAGACGGGACTGTAACTCTTAACTTACACAAAATATATGATTTAGCTTTACTGCAAGAGCTGATTAAGTTTAACCACAAGGGTAACTTTGACCGGGTAATGGCACTTATGATTGGTATGTACCATACGCGCGAGTTGTACAATGCAGAAGTAAAGGAGATATTAGAAGACCGGTCAGTAGATGCTTGGTTTGATAATAACTACCATTAAAAAGTGCTATACCAATAAGGGCACTTACAAAATAATAGCAACTCATGCTCTAGAGCTGTAGAGCTAGTAACTTTGTTATTTATGTATCTAGGGGGAGAAAAAATACCGCAGCAAAGGCTGCCTTTATCGAAAAAAACAAAGGAATGGCGCGAAAAGTGCGTTGAAGCCTATATTAACTTATCTCATAACGGATTGCACGATCACAAGAGTGATTTGAGCATACTGTACGATTACTATAACGGTATAATTGATGAGGATGACTATCGTTACGTTTTAAAACCTTACGGAAAAACTCGTAAGAACTTCCCCTCTAAAATGCGTAACTATCCTATTATTAAACCCATTGTGGATCTCCTACTAGGCGAAAAGTCTAAAAGACCTCTCAATTATACTGTTACAGTACAGAATGCAAATGCAATATCTGAGAAGGAGAACGCAAAGCAACAGCTTATCTACAAGAATTTGCAGATGCAGTTCTTAAAAGTAATGTCTGAGCAAAATCCTGAGATGGTTGACCCAAATCAGATTCCGGAAGAGATACCAATGCCAGAGCAGATTGCTGAGCAGTTTGAAAACAACTATGTAGACAATCGCGCAATAAAAGGCCAGTACGCAATGACGTACATTATGCAAGACCAGGAGGTTTACGATAAATTGCAGAAAGCTTGGTTCCATTTCTTAGTGGCCGGCGAGACTTACACTCACAGGGGCGTAAGAAGTTCAGAACCTTTCTATGAAATACTCAACCCAATAGACGTAGACTACGATAAAGATCCAGACTTAGAATTTGTAGAAGATGGTGACTGGGCACTTGTACGTAAGTATGTACATGCCTCTACAGTTATTGATCATTACTACGAGTCTTTAACTCCTGAGCAGGTTTTAGAATTAGAAGAGCCTCATCACCACGACATTGACGGCCACTTGATTTACAGGGCCCAAAACGAAGAAGGGAACTCTCACAGAAACCGACTAGTTGAGGTAGTTATTGTATATTGGAAATCTCGTAAACGTATTGGCTTCTTAGAGTACATGGATCCAGAAACTGGGGCTATGGAAGAGATGGAAGTGGAAGACGGATTTAGAATGCCTGCAGAAATGAAAGAAGCAGGAGCTAAGTTAAAGTACATGTGGGTAAATGAGGTATGGGAAGGTACCCGGATTGACGGGAGGTTCTACGTAAACATTAACCCACTCGCAAATCAGCGTATATCGCTTGACAATCCATCAAAATGTAAATTACCTATCAACGGTAGAAAATACTCAGACATAAACTCAAAGAATGTGTCTTTGGTTTCTATGGGTATTGCATATCAGTTGCATTACAACATTTACAAGTATCGATTAGAGTTGTCTATTGCGAGAAGTAAAGATATTATTGCACAGTTTGACATAAACATGATTCCTAAGAAATGGGACATGGATAAGTTTATGTACTACGTAGAAGGTACAGGTATTGCGTGGGTTGATTACAACAAGGAAGGTATACAGCTTTCTCCACAGCATCAGTCTGTATTGGATATGTCAATCAAGACCATTCAGCAATACATTATGCTGCTTGATTCTATTCTACAAGAATGGGAAAAGCTATCCGGTGTATCTAGGCAGCGACAAGGTGAGATTGGGGCATACGAAGGTAAAGCATCTAGTCAACAAGCTATTTTACAGTCTTCACACATTACAGAAGACATGTTCCGCAAATTCTCTAGACTAGAGCAAAGAGATATGCAGGCATTGCTTGACTATTCTAAAGAAGCTTGGTTGACTGGCAAGAAAGGACAGTTTGTTATGCCGGACGGTACCACAGACTTTTTAGACATTGATTCGTTTGACCACTTAGAATCTGAGTACGGCATATTTGTATCTGACTCTGGTAAAGATCAACTCAAGCTAGATCAGATTAAAGGTTTGACTCAAGCTATGATGCAGAATGGTGCCAAGACATCTACTGTGGCTGAAATCTTAGATGCAGAAAGCTTCCCGCAAATTAAAGAGAAGCTAAAAGCTGCTGAACGCGCACAAGAAAAACTAGAACAAGCCCAAGCTCAAGCTGAGCAACAAGCACAGCAGCAAGCTATGCAAATGGAGCAGGCTAAGATTGAGCAAGAGAGTTTAGAGAAAGAAAAGGATCGTCAAACAGATATAGAAATAGCTTTAATTAACGCTGAAGCTAAACAAGATCCTGCATCTGAAAACTTTAACTTACAAAAGCTAATGCAGGACTTTGAAGCTAAGCAGAGAGAGCTTGACATTAAAGAAATGGAAATTGAGCGTAAGATGAACGCTGATAACCAGAACGCACAAATACAAAGAGAAGCCAATGCTAACCAACGAGAAGCGCAGAGAAATTCTGGAGACAGCTAGAGCAGTTGGCTACAAAGGCAGCGTTCTAGATTTGTTTAATGCGGCAAGAGCCGGCCAAGATATTAGCCAGCTATTGCAGCCTCAGAATATGGAAGTTGCGCAGACTCCAGAGCAGCAATCACAAGGTTTACGTCCACAGCATGCAGCTGGTAACACGAATGCTTCTATGGCATTTCCTGATGTACCACCTAACACACCTTTTAACACAAAGGGTATGAAGGCTCCTATTAACATCAGCAAGTTTGACGAACAAGGACATTTAGTACAATCGTTTAAAAATGTGCCACCAGGTATTGAGAGCTTACCTACGGGACCAGGCAAGGGTACAGTTATAGAAACACCTGCGTACAAAAAAGGCGGCTACAAGCCTAAAGTGTTATATAATAAAGCATATACGAAAAAATAATCAAACCAAGTAAATCGGACTAATTTTAAATAATTTTGTAAAGATTAATTTTATAGACAATGAGTGACGCACAAGAAAAAATTGCACTAGACGACATATCTTTTGATGATATGTTAGACGGTGGCGTCGAGATAGATTCAGATGCCAATGATGATGACATTACCGACACCCCTCCTGGAGCAGACGAACTAGATGATGATGCAAAATCAAAATCTAAAGAGCCTGCTGCAGATGATGATCAAGATGATGACGACGACGATGATGATGATCAAGATCAGGACGATGACCAGGATGACGACGATGATCAAGATGATGATCCTGGAGATGATGATTCAGTAGTAGGTCAAATCTTATCCAAACTAGGATACGAAGTTGACGAAGAGTATGAAGATACTACTGAAGGATTGTTAAAACTCACTCAAGATATGAGTGGTAAAATGGCAGAGGAGCAACTTGATCAATTATTTGAGAAGTTTCCTTTAGTTAAAAACCATCTTGAGTATGTTATCAACGGGGGAGACTCGCAAGAGTTTATGCAGGCTTATGATCCTAATTTGGATTATAACAAGATTGAGATTGGTGAAGACGATGTAAGAAGTCAAAAAGCAGTATTGTCAGATTATTTTACTGCCAAGGGCCACGACAAAGACTTTATTGAAGAATTACTTGAAGACTACGAAGATACAGGCAAGTTGTTCCAAAAATCTCAAGCTGCTAAAGAAGCTTTAGCTAAACAGCAAAATGCTCAAAGACAACAGCTAGTTGAGCAACAGAAAGAAGCTAGAGCAAAGCAGGCCGAAGAGCAAGAAAAATTTTGGAACGGTGTTTACGAAACTATCAACGATGCTGATGAGTTTGCCGGTATAGCAGTTCCTAAACGAGATAAAGGCAAGTTCTTTGATTATGTGTCAAAGCCAGTAACTAAGGAAGGATTCACGCAACGTGATCTAGACCATAGAGAGGCGCAAATGGATGTCAAGTTAGCCATGGACTATTTAATGTTTAAAGGGTTCAACTTGGAGAAAATTATAAAGACCAAAGCAAAGACTGCTTCAACAAGATCATTGAGAGACAGAATCTCTAGCAACGAGGAGAGAGTTAAGAGTGCACGAAAGGCAGGACGACGACCTTCTAAGAATGTTGACTTAGACAATCTAGACCTTGATATATGATAAATGGCAATTTTAAAATGCGATAACTTTTAAATAATTAGATAAAAAATGGCAATTAACGGAACAAACATTTCTGTGCAGAAGACGTTTTATAACGACTCACAGATGACTGACATGAACAGTCTTGCAAATGCTTTGCTTTCGAAGCCGTCTGAGTTATCTCCAATCATTACTCACCTAGCTGGTAAGGATGACAAACGTTTCCCACTTTCTTTCTTAACTGAAGGTGTTGGTAACGTAAAGTCTATTGACCGTCTTGAGTATGAGTACCGTGTGGCAACACACCGTTTGAGAACTCGTCCGGTTTCTAAAGCTAATGGAGGCAGTAACATTGGACTTGCAGGAGCAAGCTTTGAAATTGAATTCCCAGACAAACACTTCGTATTCCCTTACGTACTTGTATCTCAATCAGGTGCGCAAGCTCGTATTATGAAGGAGCCAGAAATGGCAGCAGGAGGATCAGGTTGGAAATACACTTTACAACTTGTAAACCCATCAGCAACAGCAACTGTACCATCAACTGATGTTGCAGCAGGCGCACTATGGGCTCAAATGTTCGCACCTGTAGGTGTTGATTTCTCTCGTGGAAATGCATCTAACTGGGAAACCCCAGGTATGGTACGTAACAAACTAACTACAGTACGTAAGTCTTACCACATGTCTGGTAACGCTAAAGATTACGTAGCTGAGTTCTCTTTACCAACTAAAGGTGGTTCTACTACCAAGTTGTGGATGGACTACGAAGAGTACTTACACATGCTCGACTTCAAAGAAGAGTGTGAAATGTACTACTGGTACGGAGAGAAAACTTACGATGGTAACGGCCACACTCAGATGAAAGATGAGAACGGTCAGCCGGTAATCGTAGGTCCTGGTTTGTTCCAACAAATCATAAACAAGGACACTTACTCTACTATGACAGAGACTAAGCTTAAAAACATCATCGGTGACTTATTCTACGGAATGACTGATGCTGCTCAAAAGCAAATTACTCTCTACACTGGTACGGGCGGTGCACGTGAGTTTGATGAAGCTCTTAAATCTCACTTTAATAGCAACCAGTGGAAAGTGGGCGGTGAAAACCGATTCATCACAGGTAGCGGACGTAGCTTAGGCATGTCAGGTTACTTTACTTCGTACGAGCACATTGACGGACACTCTGTAAACGTGGTAAAACTACCATTGTTTGATCACGGTGCTGTTGCTCAAGCTCGTGCTAAACACCCTGTTACAGGTTACTCACTTGAGTCTTACCGTATGGTGTTCGTTGATCAGTCTAACTACGACGGTCAGAACAACTTACAAATGATCTCTAAGAAAGGTCGTGAGATGATGCGTTGGTGTGTAGCCGGTTCAGTTGTTCCAAAAGGATTCGAATCGACTTCTGCACGAGCATCTGACGTGGACGGGGCAAGCGTACACATGTTGAAGACGGCTGGTCTAGCGCTTAAGCGTTTTGACACGTCATTAGACATTCAGTGTGTCGCTTCCTAAATAAGGCGGTAACGCGGTCTATATATTGGTTTGGTTGAGGTTGTGGGGAGCTTTGCTCCTCACATCCTTACTTTAAAATATAGGAGAGTTATTCTTTCCACCCTATAACAATTAACTAAAAAGAACTGAAATGAGTAAAAAAATCTTCATTAGGAGAAAGGACTTAGATAGTCACTTACCTAAAGCAGTAAGAGCTGAGGCAACAACAAAACTCAGTAGTGTCTATGTAAATAGACAACCGTTGCACGGATTTAGTGCAGACGAAAACAAGAAATATCTGAATGGTATTTTAGATGTATCCCCAGACCACGTTGACTGGCCACGACATGTAAAACAATTCTATGCAGATTTGACTATTCCTGTAGGATTTACAGGAGTTGAACTAGAGGTAGGTTTAGATGGTAACAATAACCCACTAAACATAATGGATTACATTAAGTACAATTTTGCACTTAAACATCCACATGTAGCACTGACCAAAGAGGAAATGGATGCTAATTTTAACAAGCGATTCTATATCCAAGATCTTACTAGAGAAGACAAGGTCAAGAACAATGAAATCAAACTTAAGAAAGACGCGGACAAAGAGTTCATTAAACTTTCTTCTAGTTTACCAAACATGAAACGTGTATTGCGTTTGATGTCAGAGAGCAATCCGGAAAGAATGACGGACGAGCAGGTTGAAAACTCCTTGTACGCATTGAAAGACAAGAACCCTAAGAAGTTCTTACGCATTGCAACTGACAAGCACTTAGAGCTGAAAGCAGAAACTGACGAAATGATTACTGCAGGAGTTTTACGAAAGATCGGAAATCAGGTTATCTTTATAGATGAAGTCTTAGGGGAAACAGTTGACGACACAGTCATCTACCTGAAGGACAAAAAGAATTCCGGTAAATTAACAGTCCTACGGGCTAAATTAAAAGAGTTGGCATTGACTTAATATGAATGTAACTGAGATGCATATCGCTGTACAGCAAGGAGTGGATAAGATTAATTCACTCCAGGCTGACAGCCTACTATCCGAAGAGATAGACTTAGAATTGAACAAAAGTGTGTTCAGGTTTATCAATGGTAAATACGGTAAGAATAACATTTACCGTAAAGGATTTGAAGAATCTCAGAAACGTATTGACGATTTACGAACTCTCGTACGCGAGTACGAAGCGGTAACAGCTTTTAAAGAGCAACTGCAAAAAAATATTTTTGTAGATACTTTTACAATTCCTACTGACTACATGTACTTGGTAAACCAAGTTTCTAGAGTCTACATCAATAACTGTAAGCCGATAGAATACTCACTAGTTAACTTGCCTTCTGTAAGTTATTTTGTAGTAGACTTAAACAATTTTATGGTTACTACCGATGGTAATGGGCAGAATTCCGCATTTATTGAAAGTATGCAAATGGTTAAAGGTGATAAATCTGCTGTAGTGTGGGCGGCTTCAGGCAATTTAAAATCTTTTGGCTGGTCGCCATCGTCATATCCTGCAAATATTGAGGCAATTAAACAAGACATTTTAAA